GAGGGTATACCAAATGATATTTTAAATTCAAACGTATCTTCATTTATTGTTGATTTTGGTAATAAAAACCAAAACATGTTCCAAAATATCCAACTATCAACAGATGAGTTTGCAAACACGGAAGAGAGTATTTTTACACAAGTTAACTTAGCATCAACTGAAAACGTTGCTCAGTTGTCTAGTGGTAAATTATTTACGGCTATGGAGAATAGGTCTTATTCTTGTACTGTTACAAGTTTAGGTAATGCCGCCATTCAACCACTGACATATTTTTACATTAAAAATGTGCCTTTATTTTATGGTACATATTGGATCACAAACGTAAGTCATAAAATAACACCGAATACAATGACAACAACATTTAAAGGTGTTAGACAACCGATTTCAAAAAAACCAACAGCCAATACATCTATATTAGCGCAATTACTTAAAACAGCTAAAATTAACGCTGAATCAACTGGTTACGTTGACCCTAACAATAGGGTGCCAACACCAACCGATGGTTATGTTTATGCATATAATAATAGAACATCAGTAGCTGGTGGTACAGACAGTGGATTCGCTTTATTTTCACAAGCAACAACCGCTAATAGTGGGGTTTATGTTAACTATAGCGGACAATGGATCGCAGCATCATACCTTAATTTGATGACAAATGGGGATCAAAATAACAAACTACTTATAAAAGCTTTAATAGCTTATTTATATAACAACGCATCTTTACTTGCTGGTAATCAAGAACCAGCTGAAGCGGTTAAATATTTTGCGGATATCGTTCTTTATGACATGTTTGTTAAACTCGGTATGGGTAGATCTATATCAAATTTACTTAGCACATACCCAACAAGTGGTAATCAATATGAACAAATGCTACTTGAATTTAGCCAAAAACCATTGGCTGAAGTGGCGGCATATTTAAAACATGACCAACCATTAAAAGGTATTAAAACAACATTAATCGCAACAAAAACTGGTAATGTTATAGGTAACGATGGGGCTGGCACGGTAACAGGTGTAACCGTATCATACCCTAAGGATATTGAAATACCTAGCTCAAAATCTGAAAACAGTAAATCGGATTTTATTGGTGCATCATATTGGGTTTCAGATAAGCCAGCGAATAATTTTCAGGAATTACAGGGTTTTAGTAGATATGACTTAACCAATACCGTATTTAAAACAACTGGATCGATTTTCCCAGATGGTAACCACAATGGTAGTATAGAAGAAACATTTACAGCACTCCAAATCCTACCAAATACAGGTGGTCTGTCATCTAGATGGAGTATAAATGTAAATCCAAAATTATACACCGAAAATGGTGATGCAATTTTTGTTGACGTTTATACACCATACAGAACACCCGATGGTTACCCAACAAAAATTCTTAATGGTATTTCACAATATAAGTTAATTGAAACAATAGGTGATTACAAAGCGTGGTTAAACACTAATTTAACGCAAAACGATAAAGATAGAATAACAACCGCATATAATAATGGTAGTGACATTGTTTTATTACCTTTTGATACATCTAAAATAACAAAGGGTAAGGTTGGTGAAAAATATTTTGTTGTACTTAGATATGGGAAAGCACCGTTTGTACCAAAAACACACATAGATGCTAGATTAAAGTATAATAGGTCAATAGGTATAAATAATAGTGGTAATAGCCCTATTTTGAATAGTAATAATTTCTTTGCTAATATTGATACAAAACCAGCTGTGGTACTTGGATTTGGTACCGTAAGTGGTCAAACAAGCCCGTTATCAGGCGAATTTGTTTATGGGGCATCATATGGTGACCCTTATTTACCAGGTGGTAGAGGAACAGATGAAACCACTTATCAAGCTGATGTTTTAGGTGCTATTAGTAATGGTAAATCATATATTAGTTTTATTGCAATATCACCTGAAGACCAATTAAAAGCTACAGAGGCTAAAGACAGAACAATTAAAAGTTATATTAATAGATCAGTTTTAGGTTCAGAACAAACACTACAAGATTGGACAATAGTTAATAAAGCAATTACGTCAGATCAAATTTATAAACCACCTGTTAGAAGATTTGCGGATGGTACAAAAACAAAGATTAGTGGTTGGGTTGATCCTTTAAAAGAAATGGTTGTTACGTCTAAATACGGGATGAGAACCTTGAATGGTGAAACAAGAATGCACGAGGGTGTTGATTTAAAAGCGTCCGTTGGTACTAGTGTTTATTCTGTTTTACCAGGTAAAGTTGTGTTTGTTGGACCATGTAATCCAGGTGGTTATGGTAGAGCTGTTATAGTTGCACACAGTGATAAAAATGTGAGCACATTATATGGTCATATATCAGCAGAAAAAGTTTCTGTTGGTGCAACTGTTTCTGCTGGGGATATTATAGCTTTATCAGGTGATGAGGGTAGCGCTAAAAATGGTGGTGCGCATTTACACTTTGAAGTTGGTGAGGGTATTGCAACTGATTATACTAGTTTTATTGGTTTGAAAAAAGTAGATCCAGCTAGTTATTTAGCATATAGTGCGGCTGGTCCAGATAAAAAAACAATTAATAGTGCCGAAACAGAGGCTAATATACTTGAAATTAAACAATATCTACAAGCTAGAGGTTGGAGTAAATATGAAGTTGCGGGTGTTTTGGGTAACATGTATATAGAAACTATAACCACGTTTAATCCTTATTCCACAAATGCTAAAGATTTTAACGGTTACCCATCTTTAGGTTTAATACAATGGAATGGTCGATATATTGCTGGTGGTACAAAAGATGTTGAAAAAGGTTTTGATGTGATAGGTAGAACCGTTGTGGCTCAATTAAATTATATGGTTGAAGGCCCTACAAAAAGGACTACAGACCAATTCCGTGCCCAACTTAAAAAAGAGATACAACAAAATTTCACTGTTGCTACAAGTAATGTTGGTGGTTTATCACCTGATGAATTACAAGCTTATGTTGCCGCATATGTTTTTGCCTGGAAAACTGAAGTTTGTTTTAATTGCAACCAAGGTTGGGATAAATACCATAGTGAAGAAAGTAACACAGCACCGTATAAGAGAAGCGTAAACGCTGTTAAATTTCTTAAACGAATGAATGACACTAACGATAAATTAAAATGGTAAAATAAGGTAATTTTAATAAGTTTGGTATAATACCAACTTTTATTAAAATATCAGATATTTATAGTAAATAAAAGCATATGAGCAATTTTAACAGTAAACTAGACCAATTTTTGGGTAAAAAAATTGAAGAAGCACAAATGGGTGAAGAAGTTTGCGATATTAAAACTGGGGTTTGTTACGTAAAAACAAAAGACGGTTTAATTGAAAGAACATTAATTGAAAAGAAATTAATGATGGAAGATGGTAGAGAATTACTAAGAGAAGAATCACCAATAAGTCACAGTCGTAAAACATATTTAAGATGAGCAAAAATTTAAATAAAGTATTATCCGAAGAGGTAAAAAGATTTAATAGCATTATGGCCTACCAAGAGAAATTATCTGAGGGTCATCATTATAAATTTTATGAAGCAGAGGAAGATGCCCCAGCTGAAGAAATTCCAGCTGAAGATACAGCTGTTCCAGATGCTGAAATTGGTGCCGAGGCTCCAGCCGCAGATGCTGGTGTTGATACTGCTGTTCCAGACGCTGAAATGGGTGGTGCTGAAGAGGTTCCAGCCGCAGATGCTGGTGTGGACACAACCGCTGTTGCCCCAGAAGCTGCTCCAGAAGGAGACACCGAAATTGATGTAACTGATTTAGTTAATACAAGCAAAGAATTGGGTGGTAAAACAGATAGTATTATCCAAAAAATTGCTGATTCAAGTACTAAAATTGAGGCTATCATTAATAAAATTAATGGTGTTGAGCAAGGATTACAAAAAATGGATTCCGTTATTCAACAAATGAACGCTTTAACAAAACAAGTTGAGTTGATGAGACCACCAACAGAGGGTGAAAGAAGAAAAGCGTTGGCTAAAGATTCATACCCTTTTAGTGTAACTCAAGATGAATATATGGGTGGTACCGCACCAAAAACGCAAACTGATCTCGAAAACAGACCAGATAAATTATCGATGATGGACAGTCTTATGAATAATTATAACGCAACTGACATTAAAAATAGTTTTTATAATGCGAACAATAACGAAAAACCAGTAAGTAACTATTAATAATGAGACACATACAACAAGAATTAATTACACAAAAATTAACAGTTGGGGATACAGCGATAGGTTTTGTAAATGAGGCTGATTATACCATAGAGTATTATGGGTTTATAACTTTAGGTAACACTAATGATACAGTTGTTATAAGTGTCAACGGTGTTACTGATATAACGCTATCAATGATGGGTATGCTTGAAATGCCAATACAGTCTTTAGAAGTTACAGCGGTAAATGCGAGTCAAAACGAAACAACCTCTGTTTATAGGGGTTTATTAGTGTTTGGAGTTAAGAAATACAAGACGATTTTCTAAAGTTTTAAAAATATTTTCCCAAAAACTTGTTTTTTGTGGTTTTTGTTCTTACTTTTGTAGCATAAAATTTATATAATTATGATTGACTACAAGAAAATCGATTGGTCCAAGGCCGCAACAGACACTCTGGCCGACTATGAAAAAGCAAAGTCGAAAACAACACAGACTACCCAATCTAGTTCTGTCGACTTAACAAAGTATTTCACAATTGCACTTGATGAGGGTGCGCAAAGTGGTGAAAAATCAGTTAGGATTCTTCCTAACCAAGATGATCCAACTAAGTGGTACAAAGTTGGTTACTTCCACAACCTAAAAATTGGTAAAAGATGGACAAAACTTTACGATCCATCACAAGATGGTGACGATTCACCGTTGAATGAAATGTACAAATTCTTAATGAAGAGTGCAGACAAAGAAGACAAAAAATTGGCTATCAATTACAAGTCTCGCCAATTCTTCATCGTTCGTGTTATCGAACGTGGTAAAGAACACGAAGGTGTTAAATTCTGGAGATTCCCAGCAGTACAAGACGGTTCAGGTATTATGGACAAAATTGCACCACTTGTTAAAAAATACGGTGCATTCTGGAACCCATTTGAAGGTTTCGATCTTACAATCTCTATGATTAGAGATAAATCAAAAGACAGCAAAGTTGGTTTTACTAAAGTTGCATCTATCATCCCTGATAGAGAGTCTAAATTGTCTGAGGACGAAAACCAATCAGTTGAATGGTTAAGCGATCCAATGGCTTGGACTGATGTCTTCAAGAAAAAATCTATTGAGTATTTAAACATTGTTGCAGAAGGTAGCGAACCAATCTGGGATGCTGAGCAAAAATGTTTTGTTGCCAAAGTTGAGGATGGTGTAAGCACTTACACTGGTTCTGCTGCACCAACACCTAAAACTAAGTATGAGACACCAGCACCAGTTGCTATGTCTGAAGATACTGACGGTGGTGATGTTGATGGTGGTGTTGAAGAAGAAAGCGCACCAGCAGGTCAGTTAAAGATTGACGATTTACCGTTCTAAAAAATAAATCTTAAGCATGGATATTAACTCGGACATTATGTCCAAGTATGTGTCCATGCTTTTTTTTACAAAAAAAATACAAAATATATATGGCAGTTAAGAAAAAAGAATTTTCTTTTGATGACCTCAAAAAGAAAATGAGTACGACAACTAAATACAAATCAGATTTATTTTTGAGTTGTGGTGAAGCATTCTTGGAAGCATCTGGCGTACCAGGTCCATGCATGGGTCACATTAACATGTTACTTGGACATACCAATACTGGTAAAACAAGTGCATTAATCGCTGCATCAGTTGATGCGCAAAGAAAAGGTATCTTACCAGTTTATTTGGTAACAGAAAAAAAATGGAGTTTCGAACATTGTCAACTTATGGGGTTGGATTGTTCAAGAAACGAAGAAACTGGTGAATGGGATGGATTCTTCCTTTACCGTGATGACTTTAATTTCATCGAACAAGTTACCGATTACATCAATGAGGTTTTAGATATGCAAGCAAAAGGTGATTTACCTTATGATGTTTGTTTCTTCTGGGATTCAGTTGGTTCAGTACCGTGTAAAATGACATGGGAAGGTAAGGGTGGTAAACAACATACCGCTGGTGTATTGGCTGAAAAGATTAACATGGGTATTAACCAAAGAATCAACAACAGCCGTAAGGAAACATCACCATACTTAAACGGTTTGGTTGTATGTAACTTACCATGGGTTAGACT